CCAGACTAAATGCCTCTGGTCTATCTCAAGCCATTGGACCCACTTCATGGTCTCCAGCATTCTTTCAATTGCCTCAGGGCTTGGGCTCATTGGCCTGTACACCCGCTCGGTATCTGGGTAACGAGAGGGTGTTTGCATGGCCAGTGACATCCATGGATTGTTGTAACCCTGAACGCGGACGGGTGGAAGTCGGTAGGCCGTATGAGCGGCGTCAAGAAACCGTGCTTCCACATCATCCATGCCCCATATAGGTTTTCTATCCATGCTTACCTCCTGAACCATAGAGGCGCTCGCCAATACGACGAATGAACTCCCGCTCAAGGAAGTCCAGCCGTTCGTCTTGATCTGAGACAACCAGGATGTGTTGCTCACGCCAACCTGAACGCTTGACAGCATCCAGATCTGTCACGACAGGCTGCACTTTGCCAAGAGCGCAGCGATACGGTTGTGCTGGGACTTTCATCTCACGCCTCCTGTGTCGTCTGACGATCGCGTGCCAGATAGGCCAATGCAATTGCGTCTGCTTCGTTGTCGTCTGCAGGTTGGTGACCGCGTGCTTGAACGCTTGCGATCATTTCTTCCTTACCTGCATTGCCCTTGCCGGTTGCATGCTTCTTGATCGTGCCGACCGGTATGCCTTCGTAGGGGATCTGATGGTGCTCACACCAGGCTGTCAGTTGGCCCATGAAGCCACCGTATGCATGGGCGGCATCCACACCCACATGCCTGCGTACTTCTTCAAACACGACCAGGTCAACGCCTGTGGTGCATTGCTTCACGTCCGTGAGCCAGCGTTTGAATTTGAGGAATCGCATGCCACCACCTTCGAAGCGTTGGGGCTTAAAGGATTGACTTCCACTTGTGATCTGACCGTCTGCACCCATCAAGGCCCATCCAGTCGTTGTGCCCAAGTCCAAGGCAAGAATCGTCATGTTCATTTCGTCTCCAGAATTTGATCGGGTGACGGGTTGGACAGGTTTCACGGTTACTCCTCTATCGTGTGTGTGCGCGCACGCGTGAGGGGTTAATCAGTAAGACTGTCAAATCCGTCACCATGGTTTGGTTCAATCGTCTCGGTATGGGTAGCCACTGCCGCTATGAGGCTTAGGTCGTAGACTGATTCCCGCGATTGCGCGCGCACCGCCATGCAGTCGGCATTTCTCGAACTTGCGGGTCGACATCAGCTCCGAGAACCGCTTGATCGAGCCCACGTACTCGCCAGCACGCTCAGCCCATTCGCGCCAATCAGTGAACAGATTCGATACGCCTTCGCGATGGGTCTTGCTCAAAATGCAGCGCTCTTCGATCCATTGGCCCAAGGCGTCTTCCGCTTCGAAATACTCCTCAGTTGCCGAGACCACGCACTCGGGTGGACGCAGGCCATCGCGTTGCCATGCGAGACACCCTTCGACCGCCCAGGCCAAAATACCGTCACGCTCCGCGTACAGTTTCTCTGTCAGCTTGCCGTCACGCCTCTCTGGCGGGATCGTCACCGTGAAGGGGATCAAGTGCAGACGCCGCTTCATCGCCTCATCCACGTTGCGAATCGATGGCTTGTGGTTGCCTGCGATCAGCAGCTTGAACTGCGGGATGTACTCGAAGAAGTCCTGTCGCATGAAGCGAGCAGACACCTTGTCACCACCCGTGATGGCCTTGACCTTGGACTCGTTCCAGCGCCTGCCTTGCTCGGTTTCTACTGACGCGACAAAGCGTGCGCCGCGCAAACCGGCCAGGTCGGTCGGGTGACGATCGCCCCGGGCATCCATGAAGGTGTCCATGGGTGCGCTCGTGGCGTAGTCGCCCAAGATGCTGGCCAAGGTATTCACGAACACCGATTTGCCGTTCGCGCCGGTCCCGTACAGGAAGAACAATGCATGGGCACTGGTTGCACCGGTCAGGCAGTAGCCCGCCATGCGCTGCAAGTACTCCTGCAAAAGCAGGTCGCCGCCGGTCACGTCGTTCAAGAACGCCTTCCACTGGGGACAGTCACCCTTTGGGGTGGCCGTCGCAATTTTGGTCATGCGGTCCGCACGGTCATGCGGACGCGTGACGCCCACCTTGAGGTTCACGACACCACCAGGGGTGTTGAGCAAGAACAGGTCTGCGTCCCATTCCTCAGTGGTGGATGCATGACGGCGATCCGACCTCGCCATGCGATCGACACCACCCACGGTGCTACTGGCGAGCAACTTGGCTGCCAGGCGATGCGAGTCCACCTTGAGCGCGGCCTCACGGCAGATGGCGCGAATGAGGTGATGGGACATCAAGGTCTCATCGGGTTGCCAGCGGCAACCGGTCCACACCAGCCACTTGCCCCAAGCCGCGCAATAGCGCCACTCGTCTGCATAGCGGGAGGTGAACGCCAACGTCAATGCATCGTCGGTTGCCCACACCGTGGCGTCCTGAGACGTCATGGCCTTGGTGGTCTTCACGCACATACGCGGCCCAGAGGCAATGAACGTGGTCACATCAAAGCCCTCGACCAATGCGTCGGCAGCGTCCCAGCCATCAGCCTTGTCATCGGGCGGCAAGAGCACATCGCAGGAATGCGCGCCCGCATCCAGGACAGCTTGTGCCGCCGCCATGGCGTACTCCCAGCCTGGCTTGTCTCGGTCGGGCCAGATCAAAACGGCCTTGCCTGTGAGTGGTGACCAGTCGGTTTTGTCCACCGGTGCATTGGCCCCGTGCATGGCAGTCGTGGCTGTGATTCCAGCGGCGATCAATGCCTGGGCACACTTCTCACCCTCAACCAAGATCACCCGATCGGCACTGGCCATCCCCGGTTGGTTGAACAGGGGGCGAGGATCGGGTGGGGCCATCTTGCGACGCTTGGCGTCCCATGGACGGAACTCCTTCTTGCCCCCGGGCGGGTCATAACGATAGACCACTGCGATCAGATGTCCGGCGGGATCAAAGTAATCCCACTTGGCCGTGGCTGGCCCCAACTCGTCGACCGGAGCCTCCTTCTTGGCTTTACGTGATTGGGTCGGTACTGCCTGGCCAACCAGATCTGCCGCGTAGTCCAACACCCGAGGGAAGTCGGATTGAACGTCTGCCCCAAGGTAAGCAGCAATCAAACCAAAGACATCTCCGCCGTCGCCCGTGGCGCGATCGGTCCACAGTCCAGCCTTCTCCCCATCAAGGACGACCTCCAGGCTGTCGCCGGGACTGCCCAAGACGTCGCCCATCAGGAACTTGCCACGGCGCTTCTTGCCAGCGGGAAACAGAGTGCTCAGCACCGACTCCAGGCGATCGATCAGCGCCGCACGCAACTGCTCACGGGTGGCGTCGGTGTCCTTGTGCTCGGGTGAGTCGTTGTCATTGAAATCAAGCATCCGACGACTCTCCCTGCGCTTTTGCTTCGGCGTTTGCTTCGGCTTCTGCTTGCGCTTGCGCGTGCATCCAAGCCATCAGCTCGCTCACCTTGAAGCGGACCATCTTGCCGACGCGGTAATGCGGCAGGCCAAGACGCTGGCGATCTTTGGGATTTGTGAGCAGGTACATCGGCAGCTTCAGGCAGAACGCTGCCTCGCGTGCATCGACCAGTCGCTCGGTCAGGATTTGATTAACGTCCGTCATTGCTTTGTCTCCAGCACCGGTCCTGCCATGCGCACATCCGGCATTCAAAATGAGTGGGGTCTTGATAGGCGCGAACGAGCAGCTCGCCCGCCTCGGTAGCAGAGATCACCTTTAGCGCACGGTCAGACATGCGCTGCGCAAGCACCGCATCAAAAGGCACCAGCTCGGTGTAGATCTCCATGGTGTCGGCGTTCACCGCCGTGAAAATCGCAGGGTTTTCGTGCAGCTCCAGGTAGGCCTGATACAGCACCACTTGAGCGTGATAGATCGGCTTGGAGATGGCCAGCTTGTTCTTCTCGAGGTCTCGCCACGACTTGGAACCAAGACATTTGTTCTCCCACAAAGCGGGGTACTTGAATCCATCGGGACCGCCAACGATCACGCCGTCAATGTGTCCAGCCAGGCGACCATCGAGCGCAGCAAACCCAAATTGCTCACCATTGGCTTTGGTCGTGCGCAGGTCAAACCCGGCATCACGCAGCCACTGGATCATGCTGTCCTCGGAGCGATGACCACGCTCAAAGATGCGCAGCAAGCGACCAGGATGTTCACGCCCGGGATCCACGGGAGCCTTGGCGAACTCGTACTGCAAGGCACGCTCGCACGAGACGCCCAGGCGGGATGCGCCGAGGTAACTTCTCGGGCGCTGCTTGGCATGTTCACGCTGCATTCCGGCATCGATCAGCGCGCTAACCTGGCCCGCGATGCTGGAGGAAGAGTTGAAATCCATCATTTCTTGTCACCCTCCACCACCCAGGGCAAGTCATCCTCCAGATCCGCGAACGGATGGGCCAGAGGATCAGGCGTTGGTGGCAGGCCACGCACAGGCGGAAACTTCGTCTGCTCGTGATGAGCCAGCATGGCGTCGGTCCAGCACGTCACGATGGCATCGATGACGCGCAGGGCTTCCGCTTCTGAATACTCGCCCAGCGGTTTGTCGAATCCGATCTCGCCAGCCGACTCACCGAATGCCTTGAGGCATTTCTTCATTGAGGCCAGTTCAATGTCAGAGGGGTCGATCATGGGAACCTCCTTCAGATCGATTCGCCCATCGAGCGCGCGCTGCCAGTTCCCGTACATCGCATGGAACGTGTCCTGACATTTTTTCGAGCAGAAAACCCAGTCGATTGGGTAGCGCCGGGGATTGCCCACACCGTGACGGTTGTCGGTGTGGCCGAAACCCCGGGCCTGTCTGTTGCAGACCCAGCATTTCATTCACCCTCCTTACTGAGCCCAGCTCGGTTTGCCCGAGACAGCTGTGCGTTGAGCCTGAGCGGGAGCGCTGCTGGCAGGAGGTGCTTGGTAGCTTGCGGCAGGACGTGGTGCAGCCGATGTCGCCCCACGGGGGTAATCCGTCTGATCCGGCTCCACCGCCATCTTCACGACGTTGCGCATCTCACCGCGACCATCCTTTTCCACATCGATGCGCGCCACGAACTCAATGCCATCGAGCTCATTGAAGCCTTGGATGCGACGCGCGGCAGCGGCCTGCGGGGAGTTGTCCTGCGGTTGGATGTTGCGCGAGGAGTTGAGCACCGCACGGATGAAGGTGCGACCCATGTTTCCCCAAGCGGGACCCTTGGAGCTGTGCAGGCCGACGTTCGACCACATCTTGCGTCGGGCATATTCACCGTCCAGGATCACGAACTCACAGGCCAAGAAGATGCTGCCCGTCTCAAAGCTCTGGGTGGCATAGCCACCCGTCCAGCCCTGGGTTGCATCGTCATGGCCACCGGGCTTGATCGTCATGCGCACCGGTGCCACCGTGCCCTTGGGGATCAGGTCAAAAGATTGTTGTTGTTCAGCGTCGTTGAAATCGTTCCAGGCGGACATGGTTTACTCCTTGATGTTTTGGGGTTGGGTTGCGGCTGCGCACTTTTCGATGAGTGCAAGCAGGTTTGGGGGTTCGAGCATTTCGAGCTGGCCCGAACGGTCTTTGGCTGGGAAGCCATAGGGGTTGAGCGTGTGGGTCACGAAGGCGCGATACGGCTCACCGTCATCGCTCTTGATCTCTGCGAGCGTCACGACCTCATCGACGATGCCGGGCAGTTCGGCTGCCGTCTTGGAGCCTTCGATCTGCGGGACGAACACCTTGCGGTTGAAGTCATCCAGGCGCTCGTCCAAGATGGCCACGAACACGACGTGCTTGCCGCGTGCGTGTTGCAGGTGCATGAGCGCACCCAGCATTTCCGAGCCCAGCAAGCCATAAGCACCACGGGTGTCAGGTTTGCCTGTGCGGTCAGAAATAGCCTGGGGTTGTGACTTGGCCCAGATCAATGCCAGTCTCGCCAGCACAGTGATGCTGTCCACGAAGTAGCAGTCGTACTTGGCCAACTGAGCGGGGTCGCCATACTGCTCACAGACATGCGCGTAGTGCGCCTGCGAATACGGAGCCTCAGGTGGCAGCGCAGGGTTGGGACCAGCCAAGAACACAACCAAGTCACGGAATTCAGGCCAGGTGGTCGGGCGCACGCAGTCACCACCCCAGTCTTTAACAGCCAGGTCCCCGGCCTCGAGGTCGACGAACAAGGTCTTGTCTTCAGGCAGGGTCTTGAGCTGGGTGGTTTTTCCGATGCCGCTCTTGCCGAGCAGAACCAACTTGACGCCTTTTTTCTCGCGCAGGCGCTGATCAGCGGTAATGATTGGAAGTCCCATCACGCCACCTCACGCAGTTCTTGAGCGACGCTCGGATTCCAGAGGATCTGGTAACCGCTGTGGCCATTGCGCGAGTACGGCAGAGCTTCCGCCCATGCCTCACCCGGTTCAGTCAGCTCCCACTCATCACGCTCGTTGCGCACCTGCAGACCCAGGTTGGCCAGCCGCAGGTTGGTGGTCTTGGCCGAGAGGCCGATCAGCTTACCCAGTTGCGTGGCATTGAGAGAGCAGATCGGCTCGTTGGCTGCGGGCAGCGCACGACGCAAGGTCTCGATGGCCAAGCCGGTGTTTTCATGGATACAGGTCAGCGTCGCCGCCATGGCGATGCCCACCTTGACGCCAGGCACCTTGGCCACAGCGTCCCCAATCAGAAGCAGCGAAGTGACACGATCCTGGGTCGGTGCGGGTAATGCGGCCATGGCGGACACGGCATAGGAGCCGGTCTTGCGGATGGCAGGCAACACCTCATGGGTGACCCAACGCTTGAAGCGTTTGGCTTCGGCCTTACGGCTGCCGAGCACCAAGGCATACAGCCCGGGCTCGTTCACCGTGGTCATTTCTTGGGTTCCACCAGGGGTGTGAATTGAATTCACACCCTTTTCGTCGTCGTCCAGACGCTCGAGCGCCTTGCGATCAAGGCTGATAGTCGACAGCACATCAGCTGCCACGAACCATGGTTCGCCTTGTGCGTCGGTGACCACACGGACCTGGCTGCCCTCAAAATCAAATGGGACAAGTTGCTGTTTCATGATCAGACCTCCGATTCAGGGGAAATGTGGAAAGAGGGCTTGCCTGCCTCGACGGTGCGTGCGTCGGCGAATTGCTGCTGCAATGCGGGAGGCCAGTTCGTGTACCGGGTCTCAGACACCGTCAACTTGATGTCGAGGTAGCTCTCAACTGCCTCACCGGATGCCACGATGCGTTCGGCGATGGTCTTGAGCTTCTTCTGATCCCAAGACACCTTCTTGGGCAAATCGAACTTCACATGCAGACCGTTGGCTTTGATGTGAGAGGTTCCGAAGTCACGGCCAGAGGCGTGGAGGCTCTCGCGGCCTTGCACGCCAAAGCGATGGTCGAAAGCGGCATCCAATTTGGTCCGGGCTGCTTTGAGCCAGGCAATTGCCTGGTCAAGGTTGGTGTCAACTTCAACCAATTGCTGCGCAGGCAGGTTGGCCAGTTGCGTGACGGACATCTCTGCGATGTCGGCGGGGAAAATGGACAAGTCGTTCATCTCTGTCCTCCCTTCAGGCCGTCGCGCGCTCGGACGTCGAAACGTGCAGAGCGTTCTTCTCGAAATCCAAAATCATCTCGAGCGCATAGCTCACGCGCTTGGACAATTTCAGATACTTGGGACCACGACCTTCGCAGCGCCAGCGCTGAAGTGTTTTGGGGCTGATGCCCCAGCGCTGAGCCAGTTCGTTTTCGTTGAGCACCCGGCGATCTCCGGGTGACAGGGTGTTGATCGCTTCTTGAGTCGATCGGGTAAGTGAGGTTGCCGTTGCTGGCAT